ACCAATGAAAGCGGAGGACTTTGATGACAAAAAAAGATAAAATAGTTTTTAGAATTAAATCTTTAATTTTAAAATGCAGAGGCAAAGGTAGGTTTTTATTTGCTATAAAATTAAGAAATAAACTAAAGGAGATAAAATGAACGATATGTTGTTTAGAACACTTCTAAAAAGATACGAAGCTGTGATAGAGGACTCATTATACAAGATACAATCGTTTAATGAGAATAATATAATAATACCAGAACATATAGATATAACAGGTGAGGTTGACAAACTGTTACAAATTATTGCTGAAGCTGAGGATAAAGTGGCGATAATGAGGAAATATTATGTTGAAAATAAGGCAGATAAGGAGACATTCTAGCCAATGTATATGTATGGTAAAAAAAATAAAAATAAAAATAAAAACTACTCTAGAAAAAGTGTCATTCTGTCACTTTCGTCTAGAAGTGTTGATTTTATTGACTTTAGGGTAGACAGTCAGGTAGACGTTTCATGTTTAAGGTGACAGATTATTTTGTCACTTATGGCAATATCTCAGTTTGCCTATGCGCGCGCGATACAAAAAACTGGAAAAACTGATTTTTTTTAGATACATATACAAATATGAAAATTAGAAAGAAAACCAAACATTTTAGAAAAAAAGCAAAGCCAATACCTGTAGAGACTCATGACTTGCCTAACAACGTTAGAGTTGGTTATAAAGATATTAAGATTAGATATGTTAGACCTAATTATAAAAAATGGGAATTGACTGATTGTTTTGGTGAGTATGATTATAGACAGAATGTTATACAAGTACAACACGATCTGTGTGGTCAAGAGATGGCTAACACTATCTTTCATGAGATCATGCACGCAGCCGTTCAGGTTGCAGGTCTTAATCAAGAAAAAGCAGCATTAGAAAAACCAGAGCACGAAGAGGCTGTAGTAAATCAATTAACTAATATTATGATGGGTGTATTTAGAGATAATGATTGGATGATAGATATGCTTAAAACTCAGTTAGAAGATTCAGAAGATGCAGATTGATCTTCAATCTCCTCAGAATCAATTGTCGGTGTCACATTTAGAAGAGGTGCGTAGTCGTCTAAGATTTGTTTCATTTTTGCTTCTAATTCCTGTTCTGACATATCTTCTAGTTTCCCAGTTTTTATTATTTTTCGGTCTATGTATAGTCCTGCTGCTTTGCCTCTGCTTACTTCAGCGTTTACAGCTGATGAGAAAGATCCTTTTTTTAAAGCTGCTTGCTTAATTCTATCTAATTCAGCTATGTGTTTTGCATAACTAACTTCATGTTTTTGTAAACGTTCATCGTGTAGTTTTCCTATGTACTGTACTACAAGTGGTGACTGTCTTGGGTTAGTAAGTTCGCTACCCTCAACACGTGCTCGTTTAGGTGAGTATCCTGCTAGTTCAGCGGCCTCTGATTTAGACAGCGGTCCTTCAGGTCCGCCAAATACTAAATATTCAGCAAATCTTTTTTGCATTTCTGTTAATCTTTTTGGAAGTCCCATATTGACAATTTAAGGTAATCATCCTATAAAGTCAAGGTATGAAAGATAAACGTACATATGATAATTTGAAAGAACATGGAGAAGATATGAGTCATGAAAATGAATCTAAAATAGATACTACACCTATTCAACTTTTAACAGAACAATACAAAGCAGACATAAATAAATACCAAGAACGCGAAGGTTTGTACATTAAAACTGAGAATCAATTAAAAGCTACAAAACAAATTGTTATTGAAATGGCTGGCACTGTAAGACAGATACATATAGAAAATGAAAATTTAAAAGCAGAAGTTTCTAGACTTTTAAAAGAAATTCAACTATTAGAAACGAAGATTAAAAAATGAGAGTAAAAGATTTACAGGAGTTTTTATCTAATTTCACAGCAGCCAATAAAGATGGTAGTAGACAAGGTAATGCTATTTCTAATGCCGTTCTTATGGTTCAAGTTAATGGTCGTTTAGAAAAAGTAGTTAGAATGGAAGTACAAGAAAACAGCACACCAATTATAGGTCACAAAGGGCATAGTGCTCATCGTCTTGTATTAAAAACAGTCAACCAACAGACATTAAACATACCACCAATACTGCAAATTTAAACGCAGTGGTTACCTTAAAAAACATATGGGCCCAGAGGCTAAATTTTATCAACAAATTAAAAGAAATTTTAAGTCATTGTCGCTTATTCGAATTGAAAACAGTAGCTTACTTGGGACTCCTGATTTATTGGTCTGTAATACTTCTGGGAACTTTTGCACTGTAGAGCTTAAGGTAACGAAGAGTAAAAAAATTAGGTTTAGTCCACACCAAATTGCCTTCCATAAACGTCATCCGCACAATACATTTATCTTAGCAAAGACCCTTGGTCCTTGCTCCCCTAATACTTCTCCAGTATCCATGTTCCGTGGTTCACGTATCTCGGAGCTTGCAGCTTGTGGCTTGGCGCTTGAAGCTTGTGCCTCTGGGCTTGAAGCTTGCTGCTTGATGCTTGAATCTTTGGGCAAATAAAAAAAGACCCGGGTCCATGGCCCCCAGTGCCGAGCGATTCCTGGGTTGTTTTCTCCTCGTTGGCCACGGTCCTTGGGCGGCTCGCATTGAGCTGCGCATAGGTGCGCGTTTCATTTTTCTTAATAATATCATATCCTAGAATATCCTTCATGTCAAGCTTGTTGCTTGGAGCTTGCTGCTTGAAGCTTGTTGCTTGGAGCCTGTGGCTCCAATTGGTCAATGCATGCATTGACCAGCTTAGTTGCTGCTTGAAGCTTGAGGCCCGGACCAGGTGCACGCTTTTGGACGCCGTACGTATTCACCCGTTTGCTAATGACCTGATCCGAATTTAACGCGCGATTGGCTGGCAAACTACCCAGAGCTCGCTCGCGCGTATTACATGATTGACTAGTTAGGTCTAGTAATTCTTTAATGTTCACCATAACAAATATTTTTAATTGACTTGTCCCAGCAGGCCCTGCAATCTTTGCATTTGTTGCCCTGCGTTGGAGCTGGACATGTCCGTTGTCCAGGCTTCGTTGTTACAGTTGATGTATGAGGCCAGCTGTCAATTGCTGCTTGGTCCACCATGGGTATGGAGAACCGAACAACAAGATTGTCAGGAGCTTCAACAATATAGTCCTTGGTCCATGCTTCGCGAGTTGGCATCCAGTGTTTAACTGAAGGCGTCAACCTGCAGACCTCGTAAATACGTCTCAAGTGATCAAGATTCTGTACATCGCCTGAGTCATGCCATCTAAAGTACTTGACCTTTTTAGAATTAATTTGTGCAGCCATAGCCTCCACCCATTTAGGATGGGTTAATGACCTAAATCTTTTATATTGAGCGTCAATAACATTTTGGAATCTGTAACGGCCGCGCTTGTACGCGTAACAATTAGCACAGACTGAACCAGCTACAGCTCTTAATTTTGTACCAGTCTTGCATTCATGAGCTGGTGTTGAATATGCAAAGCCTGGCATTTTGCCCGGCTTGCTTAATGTGTGAGTTATTGCTTCTGCTTCTTTTATATTCATGATCTTATCACCTCCACTGTCTGCTGGTTTTCTCTTCTCCACTCCTCCAGCTCAAGTTGATCATCGACTTTAGCTGTCAATGCTTCGATAAAATTATCGTCTGTTAATCTTGTTACTTTTTTAATTAGTGTAATTAGTTTTTGATACATATTTATTTCTCCTTTAGTTTATAGGATACAATATCATTGTAATGCTGTCTTGTCAAGCTTGCAGCTTGGCGCTTGCAGCTTGCCGCTTGATCCTTGTAGCTTGGGCCCTGGGCCTCGAGCCAGCGCCAGTGGCCAATCAGGATCGGAACATTTTCCGATCCTGATTTATTAATTTTACTCACCGGCCCATCTTCCGGTGTTGGCTGCATTTAAGCAGGTCATATACTCAGAGTCCGACAGTCCCACCTCTTCCAGCAAGAATGAGTGTTTCATATTCTGAGTTCCAAACTTTGGTTCCAGTATGTACCTGACAGCCTTGTCAAGGATCTCCTGGCGTTTGCTGCCGCCAGGCTGGTATTCTTCTTTCATAGTTTTTTTAGTCATTTTTCTCCTCCATATATTTTCTTGACCGCTCCTGGTCTTCTTTAACTAAACGCAGGATCTCTTCTAATGTTTCTGCAATCCTGATTAGAGGATTAATTGATCTGTCTTTTATTTCATTTTCCATAATATTCCTTTCTATATACATCCTACATGATCCCTGAACCATTGTCAAGCTTGAAGCTTGTAGCTTGTCGCTTTTATTTCATATAACCGGCCGCGCTTCCTGATCAGGGAACCCAGCACAGCCGGCAAAACTCCACCTATCAGAGGACCGCCAGAGGCGTGACATGGGTCGGTTGTTTATCATTAGCAGGACCTCTTCACACAATCGATCGCATGCATCGAAGCACTAATAGGTCCAGCAAATAATGATCAAACTTTACCCAGTTCGATCAATGGGTTGATCAGTCATTATTGACTGATCCCAGATCCA